AATGAAAGTGAACCTGCAGCGAGCAAAGCGGGAAAGTGCAAGGATGGATAGTTAGATCACCTGCTGGCGTAGAAATCGCCGCCTGCCACGCTCCTAACAGTAACCTCCACCATGCGTACCCAATAACGCTCAAAGTGGCTGGTAGCAGGGGAATCGGTTGACGAGTGCCACTAGTAATGATAGCGGGGCGACCTGCCATGAAACGTCAACCAGCGGATTATCAAGGTATAAACCTAGCCTAGGCAAGCTCTAGCGGGGCCACCTAGGCTTTATCGTGGACCGATGTGTCAAGTACCTTCCTATCAAGGAGTTGCGTTATGATGACAGTAGAGCAGATACGTATCGCTATCGAGTGGCAAGAGGATCAGGACCAGTTCAGAGCAGAGGCGAAGGAGATCGCCAGCAAGTATGGTATCTCAATCAAGAAGGCCATGCAGGGTCTATCTCAGCTCAGAAAAGATATGGAGGATATGGTCATATGAGAAAAGGACTTATGGTCGGACTCTCCAAGCCCAGAGTAGGTCCGGGTAGGATCCACTCCAGAAAAGCTTGCAATCATCAAGACGGCTCCATCTCAGTCAGAAAAGGGGGTCACTTGGAACTATCTCAGAATAGGCGACTGATGGAGGGTACGTCCCATAAGATCTCAGATATAGCGTCTTTCCTACCGACTCGAACGGTTTCTTTCTAAAGGAGTATCTCAGAATGGGTACTAGACTACGGCAGCAGAAATATCCCAAGATTGGCGACTTTATCCAATTAAAGGGTATTAGACTACTCATCGACAATGACACCAAGGCAGATTTGGCAGAAGAGTGGGTCAGAGGTGAGCATACAGCGGCAGAGATGATACTTGTATTCTCAGTCCTAGATTCTGTTGCACTAGACCAGACCGATTTAGCGTGTTGATAAAGGTAGTAACGTGCTACCTTTGCAGTTTTTTCTCTCTCATCACTGAGGTAATTAATACCTCTATTTTCAAGGAGCCATTACCATGGCAGCATCCAAGACAGTTACAGCTACGTTTCACTACGACTCGAACGGTGAAAAGGTCTGGGACCAGACTAAAGCGGAGCTGTATGCAGAGCGTAAGCGGATCTCTGACGAAAATCGGGAAAAGGTCGAGGGGTGGTGGTCTGCAGCAACTAGAGTCGCAGTAAAGACTTTCAACAAGTTGGAAAAGGATGGTGATCTGGGCGAAGATAAGAAAAGTGATCCCAAAGTTGCTGTGGTGAAGATCAACAAGTTGAATGACTCGAAATCTTGGCATCTCAAGAACCGAGTTCCTAACTGGTCAAAGACTGCTAGAGGTTTGACTCGAATCATCGACAGTGGCAAGGGGTTCGAGGTCAATCTGAAGGTTGCTGCAGCCTTTGCTAAGAAGTTGGGAACTGGCTTCTCAGTGCAGACCATATAAACCCTTTGTGGTCCTACTCTAACGAGTTGGGCCACACTTGTAGTTGTAAAGTAAAGTGTTCTGAACAAGGAGCTAGTCATGTACTGGGAAACTAACGGACTGAACGGTGGCAGGGGAGTCAAAGAGCGTGGACCTACCAACAACATACCCTTGCCCAAAGAGGCAGGCAATGTGCCATTGTGGAGGTCAAAGAGTCTGAAGAGATGGGTTCGTATCAGGTTACTAAGTGATGCTGGCTACCCTGCTTGGGACTTGTCCTACTGCTACGCTGAGTTAATCAATGGTGCAGTAGTAAGGTGTAACTCAGGGGACTTACCTGCTATGGACTACAGTCAGTTTCCTAAGCCACTGAGTAAGTGGAAAGCCAATGCACTGGCTGAAGCTAAAGAGTTTGGAGTGTACTTGAAGGGTACTGGAATCTTTGAAGCACTGTCAACCCTAGGATGATTAAGGAGTTATGAATCATGTGTGAAAAGCAAGAACCAGCTAGGATGCGAGAAGTAAAGGAGTTCTTATGTGGCTTGACGACCCATGTTGCAGTGCAACTGGAGGCAGAGGCAAGGCAGAGGCACGGCTTTCTGGATGAGTGGCCATGTCATCATGCAAGTGACTGCTTTTGTGGTGAAAATAAAGTTGGTCACTCCTTCAATATGAGTGGAGAAGTCCTTACCTTTATCAGAGAAGCAGTTGATGAGAAGCTGCAAGGAGGTCATTGAGTATGTTTATAGTAGTGCAAGGTGTAGTAATTTTGGCATCAATTCTGTGGTTGGCCCACATAACAAGGAGATGAACGATGAGTAATGCACTGAGTAATCCACTGAATCACTGTCCTTTTGTTGACCACTTCAACACTGTTTGCATGGTGTTGAGAGCGGCACGACCTGCTGGTTACGACTATCACAAGTATGATTTTGATCGTGATAATGCTTGGCTTGAGCTATGTGAGAAACTTTACAGTGACTGGAAGGAGTACTGGAGTTACAGCGATTGGACCGATGACCTTGAGGATATGCCGAGATATAGCAGGGAGCCTGAGGATACCAAAGAGCAGTACATTCATGACTGCTTCTGCAAGGAAGTAGGGTTATACGACAGTGCCTTCAAGGAACGCCTGATTTACCATCCTGATTCCTTTTAGGATCTGAATAACTTGTCCCCTCTTAAAGGGTAGCCTTAAAGAGAAACCACAAGTTCAATCCTTCTTAGTAAAGAACATGATACAATAACAAGATTAGTATTGTTATATGCTAATCATAACCTTAAGGAGTACCAGTATGAGCTTGCTTATGGAAGACATGGCAGAGTATGAGTTCAATACGTTGCTAGATATTCAAGGGTCAGACTATAAGGACTGGTCCGATGAGGTGCTTGAGTTGCGTTACTTAGGCTGGACTAGGAGGCAAGTAGCTGACCGATTGGATATATCACCGGATCTAATCGCAACAATAGAGGAGTTAGAAAATTATGGTGAGTGGTTCAAGGTGGATAAGGATGCATGGACTGAGAAACTTTACTTAAAGGAGTAGCTAGTAATGATTGAAGTCTACACTGAAGCACATCCAGAGTCAGTAGCAAGTGAGTACTGTTTGCCTGATGCAGAGGTGCTGTTTGTAGGGTACACCGAGAACAGTCACCTATTGGAGGAGTTGCAAGAGAAACTTCCGGGTAGTCGGGCAGTTGGTTGGTACTGGCATAGCTGTTTCGTTGGGGACACGCCTGATGGTGAGCTTGTTGCTGGATTCTTTAAGAATGGATTGCGTGCTCAAGTAATTGGTCCCTTCAGTACCAAGTCAGAAGCAAGGATGGATGCTGAGGCTACGCTAGAGTATGAACGTGATGAGATACAAACTTACTGGAACCATGATTGTCAAGGAGATTACAGCAATGACGTATAAGAGAATCACAACTAAGCAGTTGGTCGAAGATCTTAGTGACGTAGTTAATGGGGGATTCAGTGATCATGCAGCCGATGAGTTTGCGGAGGCATTTCATAAGCAGCATCGTACTCTCCAAGCAGAGGCAGTGGAGGTACTATTCAAAGGACTGTACAAGTGGGCAGTTCAAGCTGCTATGGAAAACAATCATGATCCCCGCAACCAGACAGCTATATGTCAGGTACTTAACCGCCTCAACCCTGAGAATACTGAGCTTCCTTTAAGGAAGAACATGGAGTTTGCACTCACAGATCTTAGGTTTCACCTTAAGGACAGAGAAAGAAATAACATTGATCCCTGCCGTGGCACTCACCTTAATTGTTACGCTTGTTAACCAACCCCTATCAAGGAGATGACAGTGATGATAACTAACAGTGATAGTAATGTCTTTGAAGATTCTGAAATAGTCAGTAGCTACACCGATGAGCAGGCTATTGATGATGGATATTTGGTCAGACCCCTTGAGAATCCAAAGGGTAAAGCCTTGCTGCTGACCAGTACACTATACGAAAGGTGTAAAGAGATAGCCAAGAGTAGAGATGTCGAGGTCAAGCAAGTAATTGTACCCTTGCTATTGGATGCCCAGATGATAGTGAAGGCAGATCCTGAGGAGTACCTTTGGACTAAAGGACTCGAAGGTAATGCTACTAATGATGACGTATGGATAGCAAGGAATAGTATAGGTGGTATCACCTTGATGTTCGCCTCTGATTATTAAGTGTAACCTAACAAGGAGAATAAGTATGACTGACCTTCAGCTTTCCAAGCAGTATGGCATAAAGAAACTAAAGAAGTTTATCTCTGTGTACATAGCAGACTACCTTGATGTGACCAATGAGTATGGATCTGATCTTGGTGAGTATTACACCAGAGAGGATTTGATTAAGCACGCTCAGAAGTGGGCGGGTGCTATAGCTAATCAGATAGAAGACCAAGACTGGCATGTGGTATTCGATGAGGTAAGAAGGGAGTTCCTTGATGACGCATATGGAGAGAGCTAGACAAATAGCAACAGAAAATTTCATAAGAAGTGGTGGCAAGATGACGCAACAAGAGTTTCAACATGAGGTAGCAAAGAATATGAATCCACATATATGTGAAGATCATCCGATGGAAGTACATGGTCACACTCAATGTAGTGTGTGTGGCAGAATGATAATGTCCTGTTGTGAAGGGTCAGGAGATATGTCCTGCTTACCAACTGAAACAAGAAAGGAATCAAAGGATAATGACAAAAGCAACCAGTAAAATTAAGTTTAGTCAGTCGATTGTTACCAAGGCTTTAAGCAAGGGACTTGTCCGAGCATACTTGAATACCACTAAGGATAACAAGATGGTTTCTTATATGCTTTACTCTAAGGATACGGATGCCTTTGAGGATATTGAAGAGGCTCATGCCACAGCAGCAATGACCTTGGCTAATCGCTTGGGATGGGTAGATACTAGACGGTTGAGAGCAGCACGCTTGAATCGTTTAAGTAAACCTAATGATAGTGGCGATGAGTTGGTATGGATACAAGAAGATTCCCCTTGTGCAATTGCTTTCATGCAAGCAGATGAGAATGGTGTGAAGAGGTTCCAACAAGGAGAAGATAAGGCATGAAGATATACATGGTCACTTTCCCAACTGATGATCCTCTAATTGATAAAGGAGATGGTAAAGGGTTCTGCTACTTTGCAACTAAGGGTGCAGCTAAGCAATGGATGGAGGAGGAGACTCCTTGTCCTAAGTATGAGATCAGTGAGCTGACTGAAGTTGAGATCAAGCCTACTGCTAAGGCAGTGGCATCGTATATGAATGGGCATCATGCCTATTGGTAGTCTGTTTATAACACAAGGAGTATCACAGAATGAAGGATATATCTAAGGACCTTGACAGATATTACTTAGATCATACAAGAGAGGTTAAGGTCTATAAAAATCTCAGGAAAAACTGCTGGTCTGTCAAGCAGGATGGATTGGTAAAGGCTAGACCTAAGTTTGTAATGCTAGACCATGCTAAGTTCAAGGTATCAGAGGCAGGCAGGCAGCGTGTACTTGCCAGTGGAGTTAAGAATGTACATGCCTATGTAGTTGGTAGCATTTCACTCTACTACAATTCTGAGATAAGCAATGTGAAAGTTAATTGGGATGAGTTGTTTGATGCAACAGCATTAACCAAGGTTATATACAATCCCTTTGTCCACTCAACTTTTATCACAAGTAGCAAGGGATCTGTAGTACGCTCTCATCCAAAGGTTCTAATGGACACAGACAGGGGTGTGTTCTACGTTAACAGGAAGGGTCACAAGTTCTTCCCCAATCTACACAAGGAGTTTACACGATGAGCTATGGAGTATGGCGTAGGAAAGGTAAGGGGTTTGCCTACTTGGAGATTGATAGTCCTTGGAATGAAACGGTATATGATCGGTGGTGTGATCCTGATAGGGCAACCCCTCATGTAGCTTATGCCTTCTTAAAGCATAAGTTTAGTGAGTATAATATTGGGGTTGATGACTACGACAACCCTGATAAATTAAAGTGGTTGGCTGGTCAGCTCGATAGACATACTGATGGTAAGGGTCAGCTCACAAGGCACATCCTACATTGCAGACCCGGAGGGGGAGAGCATGAAGGGTGGCTTGCAGTAGATGATGAGCTTGCCTATTGGAGATTCATAAACAAAGATCTTGAGTACGGATGGAGCTTGATGAAAGAAACGCCTAAGACTATTGAAACTCTAACCAACCTAAAGGAGTATACGATAAGAAAATTTAAAGAGAATATGCATTACTTATATGTTAAGGGAGAGCATGTACTGAGAGGACATACAGGATATGGAAAGGTACAAGATAAGGAGTCGCTAGCTGATTCAATGATAGACTTTTGGAATGATGTACCCAGTAACTTAGGAAGTTCATGTAAAATTATTTAAAGGAAAGGACACTACCATGTCGAAGAAAACTATTAAGAGGTTTAGTTTAATTGCTTACACGATTATCATTCTTATTGCTATTGGATTCTTGATAAGTTGTGGCACTGTCAGGGGTATGATTGATGGTGCTGAAGTTCTTAGCAGGGGTATGTTTCAAGACATGAGAGCAGCATCGGATGGCATTGCTGCTAGGTATAAACAAGATGGAGGTGAATGATCATGGTGTCAAGGAGAATAGTTGACTTGTTCAATGGATTTGTGTATGGTTTATCAGCAGGTATATTTGTATTTGCTGTTGGTTTTATTACAGGTAAGATAGTAGTGTTTGGATACAGTGTGGGACTATTAACTGGCAGATAATTTAGATACTCCTTGATAACTCTCATTGGAGTGACGACTTCAATGGGGGTTTCGTCCTTCCCTCCGCTCCTCATCAGGTAATTTCTGATGGGGAGTTTTTTGTAGCATGTTCATATTGTTTATGCTCATGCTGGTATGTGTCCGATGTGTATGTGACAACCAACAAGGAGAATATTATGTCACATGAGATTACAGTTCGTGAAGATGGTTTTGCAGAGGCAGCGTACAGCATCAAGCCTGCATGGCATGGCCTTGGTCAGATCTTTGATAGAGTTATGACTAGCAGTGATGCTATCCATGAGGCAGGATTGGGATGGTTGGTAGAGCAAGTACCTGTGTATAGATTAAATGATGATGATCCTTATAGGGGCAGTGATGTTGACAACTATGAAGAGTTACCTAGATGGAAGCTGAATGTTCGCAGTGATAACCAAGAAGTCCTTGGTATGGTTGGGTCTAATTACAAGACTATCCAGAACTGGGAAGGCTTCGAGTTGCTGGACTCTCTAATCATGGATGGCTTGCTTAAGTATGAGTGTGCCTTCAGCCTTCGTGGAGGTGCTCAGGTTGTGATGCTAGCTAAGCTCCCCGGTGTAGATGAGGTAGCTGTGGGTGATACTCAACATAAGTACATCTGCTGCAAGCTGGATCATACTGGGAAAGGTCATGGAGATTTCTTTCCTACATCTGTTAGGACAGTGTGTTCTAATACTCTTAGGTTAGCTATGGATAAAGCTAGTAAGCATGACGTACTTAAGGTACGACATAGTGGTGACACCAAGGCTAAGCTCTCTGAAGTTAGAGATCAGTTAGCTCTAATTAACGATGGGTTCGATAAGTACACTGATCTAGCTAGAACTCTGGCGAAAGACGAGTTGGTTACATCAGAATGGAATGCTTATAAGAGTCTCCTCTTTCCCATCCCTGCTCTAACTGACGCTGATTATTCCAGCCGCAAGTTCAATAAGGTTCATGAGATTCATTCAGATTTGGATTGGAACTTCTATGAGTTGCCTACTAGACAAGGTGTAACAAAGATTGATCGTACTAAATGGGCTGCCTTCAATGCAGTCACCCACTATGTGGATCATCGTGACTACAAAGGTAAGGATCCTTTGGCTAGACGAGAGGCATCCTTTGTGGGAACGCAAGAGGGTGCAGGTAACACCATCAAGCAGAAGGCATTTAGGTTAATCACTAAGTATGCCCGCTAACACTATGAAAGGAACTACAACATTTAGTTGGATACCCCCTGTCAATTCTTTGACAGATCTGACTGATGAGTTACGAGAAGTAAAGCTGCAGGAAACTGCTGAGCGTATCTATGGGGAATCGGAAGGGCGTTGGGGTAGTCCTTCCGGTGTCCCCATTCCTAGTTATGATGAGATGCTGATGTCAAAGAGAAAGGGGCGATTGATGTATGAATAAACATGAAGAGCAAATGACTTTGGAATCAGAGATGTCTACTCTAGGTTTAATTAGATACAGAGCTAGGCAGCAGACAGCTAAAGACAGATCTCAACTATGGGCAACAGATGCTGCAAGAGAATACACAGCAAGGCTGCTTGTAACTATAGCTGATAGGATTGAGACACGCATAGGAATGATGGAAGGTAGGCCGGGCAGTGTACCCATTGCATTAGAACATCTTAAGTTCTTAGAATCTAAAGCCGCTGCTCTCCTGACCATGCGATCAGTTCTTAATTCAATTGTAAGAATGAGATCAGTCACTCGTACATCAGTAATGATAGGCAATGAGATTGAACGTGAGTCTAGGTATCACAGATTTAGAAGAGATTACCCCGGATTGTTTGAAACAATAAGAAGGAGAATACAGAGTAGTACGTCCCCCGGATATAAGCACAAAGTTATAACCCATGCCATGACTACTACTGGATGGGATAGAGACAAGTGGACTGAAGAGTTAAGGCTTAGAGTTGGAGCTGTGCTTCTAGATATCTTAATTAACTTGGGCATTGTAGAACGAAAGCAATCCTTGATGCATCATAAGGGTGCTAAGAAGGGACCCATCATTGCAGCATCCGTTAACTTAAAAGAGTGGCTGCTTGCTTATGATGATTACTATGAGCTGCTTTCTCCTCAGTATCTGCCATGTGTAGTCGAGCCTAAGAAATGGGTAGGCCCATTGAGTGGTGGATATCATGGAGAAATCCTAGATAGGATTCCGTTAGTCAAAGGGACTTCAAGGAGCTACATAGATAGCTTAAAGAATTACGAGATGCCCATAGTTTATGAGGGTATCAACAAGCTTCAGTCTGTTGGATGGTCTATATATACGCCTATCCTTTCTATCGTAGAAGAACATTGGCATCTGAGCAGAGAGGTAGGGACTCTACCTTTTGCAGAAGACAAGCCACTGCCTCCTAAGCCTAAGGATATAGATACTAATAGAGAATCTAGGGTAGCTTGGAAGCGTAAGGCTGCTGCAATATGGGATGTAAACATACGATCTAGATCAAAACGAATCGCAGCTATGCAGATCATAACTACTGGTAGAAGATATGGAGATGCTACATTCTATTACCCACATCAGCTAGACTTTAGAAGCAGAGTATATACCGTACCACATCCTTTGACTGTACAAGGCAGTGACTTATGCAGAGGCTTGCTTCAATTTGCTGAAGCTAAACCTATAGGAGACTTGGTGTCTGCTGGATGGCTAGCAATACATGGGGCCAACTGCTTTGGGTACGATAAAGAATCATATGATGATCGAATAAAGTGGGCGCAAGATAACACTAGAAAGATAGAAGAGTGTGCTCATGATCCCTATCAAAACAAGTGGTGGACTGAGGCTGATGACCCATGGCAATTCTTAAGATGGACGCATGAGTGGGCAGGTTTTCAGAGTGACGGCTTAGACTATGAGAGTAGCTTGCCTATCAGTGTGGATCAGACTTGCTCAGGTCTGCAGCACTATGCTGCTCTACTTAAAGATCCTGTGTCAGGAGCTTCTACTAATTTAGTGTACTCCAAAGAACCCAATGATATCTACACAGATGTAGCTGATGCAGTTGTTAGTAAGATAAAGAAAGTTAAAGGAGATCCGATGGCTGCCATGTGGCTCAGCTATCAGATAGATAGAGGTACTTTGAAAAGGATAGTGATGACTACACCTTATGGTAGTAGAAAGTATTCACATAGGACTTTCATTGTTGATGACATAAACAAAAGGCAGTCACATCCTTTCGGAGATAGAGTTCCTGAAGCTGCTCAGTGGTTAGCCAACATAGTATGGGACACCATAGGTGAGGTAGTTGTAGCTGCAAGGGATGGTATGAATTGGTTGAGAGATGTGGCTAGGATAATTGTTAAGAGCGGCAAGCCTATCAAGTGGGTAACTCCCATAGGGTTTCCTGTCCATCAGGGTTATGAGTCTATGGTAAGTAAGCAGGTACGTTTATCTTTAGGGGATGGCTCAAGCTGTAAGTCTACGCTTAAAGTAGCTGCTGGATCCTCCTCTCCAGATGCTATACGTCAAGTTAATGGAGTAGCACCTAATGTAATTCACTCACTAGATGCCACTGTTCTCCTTAAAGCTGTGGTCAAAGCTGAGGAGATAGGCATTGATGATATAGGAGTAGTTCATGATTCATTCTCGGCTCATGCATGTAATGTTCAAAAGCTTGGGAGTGTAATAAGGGAAGCATTTGTTGAAGTCTATAGCAAGCCAGTACTGTCAGACCTAAGAGAACAGTTGCAATCTTTAACAGATTCAAAGCTACCTTCCCTTCCCAGTATGGGAACCTTAGACATAGCTGGAGTATTAGACTCCCCTTATTTTGCAGGATAATTGAGATGAAAAAAATTAAGAAGATAGGCAGGGCAACTGGAAGTGAAGTAGCCTCTGAGATATATCGTCTGGCGACTGCAAAAGGACGAGTCAGTAGTAAAAGCATACCAGTAAAGGATGTAATAATACTTAGATCTATGTATGTTCCTTCTAACCCAATTGTATATCGGGTAGCTTACCCATTGAAATTAAAGAACACATGGGAGATAGCCGATATACCTGAGGACAAACTAACCCCATCTATCAGGAGACTGACACTTGATATAGGAGACTTTTAAGATGGAGTTAGATTCTAAAAGGATCGAAGAGCGTTTGCTATCTGCCAACAGATACAGGATTGCTTATTGTAGCGAGGCTATAGTAAGTGCAATGCAGGGATATGATCCCCATGAAAGGATAGCAGCTTTAACTATGATCCTTATGAATCTAGCTAACAACTATGATGTTCCAGTGTCTGACTTAGTTAATGTAACGAGGGATATCACAGGATCTGATGGTCAGGTCCATCGTGAGTTCCATCATGTATGTGAGTTTTTATCACAGGAGATAGTTTAGAATGTTAGAACGCAAAGATGATACGCATTATGTAACGCCAGTTGGAATCGCTAAGTTCCCCCACTTGGTCACACCTGATAAGAAGTTTGATGACAGGGGTGTGTACAAGGTTGACTTGATTCTTGATAAACAGAATATCAAGGACATAAACAAGCAGGCTATTGAGTTGGCCAATGATTTCAGAGACAAGGATCTGAAGAAGAATCCTGCTAGAAAGAACTGGGGATTTCACATCCCTGTTCTAGAAGATACTGATAAAGATGGAGAGGCTACTGGTAATATGGTAGCTAGATTCAAGCAGGTGGCTGTCCTTAAAACTAGGGATGGTCGTGAGATAGCTAAGACTATCTTGATGTTTGACAGTAAAGGCAACAGGATCAAGGACAAGTCTATCAATCCTTATTCTGGCACTAAGATGTCTGTCAGTTATACTATGACTCCTTATAGTAATCCTACTGGAAAGCTATACGGTGTGACTTTCAGGCTAGTAGGCGTACAGGTCATCGAGCTTGTTGAAGGAGGTCATGGTCCTGATGCCCAAGCATTGGGGTTCACTAAGCAAGATGGTTTTGTTCATGACTTAGAAGATGAAGAAGTATCTGACCAAGAGACAGAAGCTGACACTGAAAGCAGCGAAGCACTATCGAGCGAAGAGAAAGCCTCAAGCTCGATTGACTTCTAGCAGTAAGTATCCAGCTTCCGAACAGTTTTATCGTTCACGTTTAGAGCGTGACGTAGCTGATAGCTTGGATGATCGGGGTGTAGACTACGAGTACGAAACGTGCCGCATCAGGTATGTCAGTACTCGTACCTACATTCCCGATTTCATCCTAGCTAATGGCATATACATAGAAGTCAAGGGGTGGTTTAAACCTTCTGATCGTAGCAAGCATTTAAAGATTAAAGATCAGCATCCTAACTTAGATGTTAGGTTTGTTTTTAATCGAGCTTCTCAGAAGTTAAGCCGACAGAGCAATACATCATATGCCCAGTGGTGTGATCGCTATGGATTTAAATGGGCAGAAAAAACTATACCTCAAGGATGGCTAAATGAACCCAACAACAAACAGCAACAGCGTATTTGTAAAGCATGAACCATGTCCTAAGTGTGGAAGCAGAGATAACCTAGCTAGATTTGATGATGGACATGGATTCTGCTTTGGTTGTAAGTATTATGAGAAGGGTAAGGACTCAGTTGTAAAGTCACATTCTAAAAGGAGTATAAATGGAATGATTGAAGTAGAGTTTGCAAACATACCTAAACGAAAGCTATCAGAAGATACTTGTAGAAGATGGGGCTATGGCATAGGTAAGATGAATGGTAGCCCAGTTCATGCTGCTCAGTACATGAGTGCAGATGGTAGAGTAGTGGCTCAGAAACTTAGAGGAGCTGATAAGAAGTTTGTATGGGTAGGCGACACTAAGAACATAGGACTTTATGGGCAGCATATGTGGAAACCCGGAGGACCCAAGGTGATTGTAGTTGAAGGTGAGTTGGATGCCTTGTCGGTGTCCCAAATTCAATCACACAAGTGGCCGGTTGTTAGCATAGCTCATGGCAGTGCTCATGCCGAGCGAGCTATATCAGAGTCTATTGAGTGGCTGAGTACATTCAAGGAAGTGATCTTAATGTTTGACATGGATACTCCCGGACAGGAGGCAGCAGCTTTAGCTGCAGCAGTCCTACCTCCGGGCAGGGCATTCATAGCTTCGTTGCCTTTGAAAGATGCTAATGAAATGCTGGTCAGTGATAGGGGAAGTGAGGTTGTAGCTGCTATATTCAAGGCTAGACCTTGGCGACCTGATGGGATCATAGATGGTAGGGACTTATGGGATTTAGTTTCTAAACCTGCTGACACTGAAGCCATTGAGTATCCTTGGGCTACGCTTCAAGAGATGACCTTAGGATGTAGAACTCATGAGATTGTTACCATCACTGCTGCCACTGGTACAGGCAAGAGTACTATATGTAGAGAGCTTGCTCACTACTGGGCAAGCAAGGGTGAGACTATAGGTTACATAGCTCTTGAAGAAAGCTTAAAGAGAACTGCCTTAGGCATACTGTCTACTGAGCTTAGCAAACCTGTTCATCTAGATAGCTCTGTTGTAGGTCTAGAAGAACTAAAGGAAGCATATGATCGCACCTTAGGATCTGGAAGATGGTACTTGTATGATCATCATGGAGTCTTGGATCCAGACAATCTAATAGCTAAAGTTAGGTATCTAGTTAGAGGGCTAGATTGTAAGACTGTGTTCATTGACCACTTATCTATACTTATATCTGGACAAGCAGATGGGGATGAGCGGCGAATGATTGATAACACTATGACAGAACTAAGGGCCTTAACACAAGAGGTAGGATGCAGACTGATTGTGGTCAGCCATCTAAGAAGAACTGAAAGGAGTACTGAAGAGGGTTTGAGTAGACCTTCACTTAATTTGTTAAGAGGTTCACATGCGATAGGGCAGATATCCGATATAGTATTAAGTGCTGAACGCAATCAGCAGTCAGAGGATGATGATGACAAGGACACTTCTACTATAAGGATATTAAAGAACAGGCACACCGGGGACACAGGTGTATGTGGAAGTTTGAAATGGGATCGTGACACTGCCCGATTGCAAGAGGTATTGGACGTAGGGTTTGATCAGCAAGCACAAGGAGAGTTCTGAATGAGCAAGTATGTATTCGACATAGAAACAGATGGGCTAATGGATACCTTTAGTAAGGTTCATTCTATTGTCATTAAAGACATAGATACACAAGAGGTGTTCTCTTATGCCGATCAACCAGAGCATGGATACTCTAAAGAGAGAAGCTTATTAGCAGGTGTAGAGAAGTTGGCTAGCTCAGACTTAATGATAGGGTTTAATTCAATTAGGTTTGATGTACCTATCCTAGAGTTAGCCTACCCATTAGAGTTCAATATGCTAACTGATGTGTATAACGCACAGCATATGGATCTATTGGTATGCAGTAGATTGATATGGACTGACATATTAGATAGGGATATCCGTAAAGGAACCCCTAAAGAACTACAAGGTAAGCACTCACTCAAATCTTGGGGGCATAGACTAGGTATCCTTAAAGGAGATTATAAAGATACTAGCTCCTTTGCTGAGTGGACTCCTGATATGCAGGAGTATTGTGAGCGTGACGTAGAGATAACCTTCAAGCTTTGGAAGTTGATTGAGTCTAAGAACTATTCTAATAGAGCTTTGGAACTGGAGCATAAGTTTGCAGAGATCATAGCTAAGCAGGAAGTTAATGGGTTTGGCTTTGATGTAGCTAAAGCAGGCAAACTGTATGCTGACTTAATCAAGAGCAGAGATAAGATCCGAAGTGCTTTGATCAAAGATGTACCTGCTACTACAGTAGAACTTAAGCGTCCTCAGTATTACAGATCTAAAGATAATACTTTGTATGAGACTATTAAGGACGCTAAGGAGCAGGGGGTAGATAGAAAGGAACTTTCTCCGGGACCCCCTAGAGTAAAGGAGATACCCTTCAACCCCACATCTAGGCAGCAAGTAGCGGCTCTTCTTATTAAGAACTTTGACTGGAAACCTAAGGAGTTTACAGGTGATGGACATCCCAAAGTGGACGAAACCGTTTTATCGGAGCTTCCCTATCCTCCAGCAGAAGCTATATCAAAGTTGTTTCTACTTGAGAAACGTATTGGTCAGTTGGCTGAAGGGGATCAAGCGTGGCTAAGACTAGAGAAAGGTGGCAGACTTCATGGAGGCTGCAATACAAATGGAGCAGTAAGTGGTAGAGTCACCCATATTAGACCGAACTTGGCGACAGTTCCTAGGGTTGGCAATCCTTTTGGTAAAGAGTGTAGGAGTCTTTTCATACCAGCTAGCGGTAATGTCCTTTGTGGCTTTGATGCTAGTAGTCTGGAGCTTAGGTGTGCTGCTCACTACCTTGCTCCGTATGATGGAGGACTATATGTCAAAGAGGTGAGCGAAGGTGATCCTCATGTAACTAATCAGAAAGCTGCTGGCTTGGCTACTAGGGATCAAAGCAAGCTGTTCATATATGCTTTGATATATGGTGCTGGATTCCAGAAGCTTGGATCCATAGTGGATCCTTCAGCTAACTCTAGTAAGCAGGTAGCTATAGGCAGGGCATTGAAGAGAAAGTTTCTGGGTAATATGCCTGCCTTCGATCAGTTAATGGTAGACATAAAGGATAGGTTCAAGACTGTAGGGTTCCTCAAAGGATTAGATGGAAGAGAGTTAAGGATAAGATCCGAGCACAGTGCAACTAACTTATTGTTTCAAAGTGCTGGTGCTCTTATCATGAAGCAGACCTTGATAAGGTTTGTATCTCTTGCTGCTAACCGTAAAGGTTTGATTCATCAGAGAGACTATTGGTTAGTGGTGAATGTTCATGATGAATTTCAGTGGGAGTGCAACAAGAGCATAGCCAATACACTGGGGGAGTTGGCTATTGAAGCTATTAAAATAACCAGAGATGACTTTGAGTTTAGATGTCCCTTGCTAGGGGAATATAAAGTGGGCAACAACTGGTCGGAAACACACTAATGAAAACAACACTACTAATTGATGCTGACACGTTGGTCATGCAGATAGGAACTGCTGTTCAAAGAACAATCAAATGGCCAGATGAAATCTTTTCCATGTATGCTGATGGTAACGAAGCTTGGAATCAGATACAGATATCCATAGAAGATCTACGAAAAGCTGTCCACCTAGATGGTTGGACTGAAGATCCTGAGATCATTCTTGCATTCTCTGATCCTACTAGAAAATACTTTAGGCATTCTTTGCTTCCTTCCTATAAGGGGAATCGTAAGAATAGAGAAGGTCCAATGCTACTAGGTTATCTAAAGGATAGGATGAAAGAATCTTATATAACCTATGTACTTCCTAAGCTAGAAGCTGATGATATCTTAGGTATACTTGGAACTAATAAAGATCTAGTTCCTGATACAGCTATTCTGGTATCAGTAGACAAAGACCTTAAGACTATACCGGGATTTCATTACAACCCTGCTAAGCCAGATCAGGGGGTGTATAAGATATCCCAAAGCGAAGCTGATACAAATCATATGTATCAGACACTAGTAGGAGATTCTGCTGATGGATACTCTGGATGTCCGGGAGTAGGTCCGGTAAGAGCTAAACGCTTGTTGGATAAGAACTTAGGATGGAAAGGGGTATTCACCAGCTTCAAGCTAGCAGGGGTGGCTAAGCAAGATGCTTTGATTCAAGCAAGAGTGGCACGCATACTACGATCTAATGACTACAACCTATCTAACAAGGAGATAAAACTATGGAATCCTCCGAGCCAATGCATGTGAACAAGCAGAACCCTCCCATGAATAGAGCAGAGTTGCTTAAGCTTCATGATGCTTTAACTAAGGAAGCAAGGGATCTGATGAGCAGGAAGAATCATGACTATGCTGGTGGTAAGCATGAGCATATTCCTTTTGCTAACTTTACAAGGGTAGAATCCATGGGGATAACTACTACAGAGAAAGGGTTCTTAGTACGAATGACTGATAAGATGTCTAGACTATCTACCTTCTCTCAAGAGGGAGAGTTTCAAGTTGCAGATGAGAGTCTTAAGGATACTATCCTAGATATAATTAATTATGGTGTGCTACTATATGGGTATGTAACGTCTAAGAAATAATAACTGGTCCCCCCTTTAAGATGGAGTACTTCTTGTGTCTTTAAAAGATATGCCAGCAATAACAGAGGCTTTGATTAAAGCTTTGGAGCAGAGATTCTCTTGTTCCCCTCCTAAAGCTAGCGAAAAGCCAAGCGAAATGTATGTCCGTGCTGGTGCGGCAGAGGTTATCTCGTATCTTAAAGCGGTCTTAGATGATCAGAACGTAGGAAGCAGTAAGCAGGAGTCCACCCATGTGCTTTTCGAGTCCGAAGATCCCAGACCCTCCACCTCCAGTGGAAACACCAGTAGAAGACAAGCCCGGAGAAGTGCTGGTAGCCGATGAGGCTGCAGAGATCAGAGGGGATAAGCGAAAAGTCAGTGGTAGAAGGGCTTTAACTATTGGACTAGCAGTTCCCAAGTCAACTCCTAATACTGCTAGCTCAACAATCTATTGATAAGGGCGGTCTAACATGGCAAGTGATTATTCAAGTTCAGAAGACAGTACCTTAGCTGGACTGTATAAGGGTATGGCTAATGCTAGAGAACCCTATGTAGGTAGAGCTAAAGATCTAGCTGCTCTGACTATCCCCTATCTATATCCAGCTAATAGCCAGTCTAGTGCTCAGCCTTTGCCTGATCCCTATCAATCTATTGGATCAAGGGGAGTGAATAACTTAGCCTCTAAATTCCTACTGGTCACACTGCCAAGTCAAAGAGGATTCTTTCAGTATCGTCTTTCACCAGACACAGAGCAAGAGATACGATCACTAGCTCCTGATGAAAAGGATGAGTTTGAACGTGCCTTAATGGTGCATGAAAGGTATGTACTTAGACAAGTAGACGACGCAGAGCTACGTCCCATAATGTTCATGTGCTTTAAGCACTTGCTTGTGAGCGGGAATGTGCTGCTCCATATACCTAATGAGGGTCCAGCTAGATACTTTCCCTTGACTAATTATGTATGTAGAAGGGATCCATATACTGGCAAACCCCAAGAGATAATCCTAGAAGAGACAGTAGATAGGAGAACCTTGCCTGAGGAAACTCAGATGCTGCTAGAAACTGCAGTTAAGAGTAGTGCTGTTGGAAGTGGTATGGATGGGGATAAGAATGATTGCAACCTATACACATACATTTGTTTGAAACCTAAGGTTGGTAGCAAGGTAAAACGATGGTATACATGGCAAGAGATTGCTGGAATTAAGTTGCCGGGAAGTGAAGGTTCCAGCCCTGAAGATGATCCTAAGTGGTTCCCCCTACGGATGATAAGGATTAGCGGTGAGGACTATGGTCGAGGATATGTAGAAGAGTATGCTGGCGATCTATCTGTATGTGAAGATCTGAGTGAAGCATTGGTGGAGGGGAGTTTAATAGCTGCTCAGACTAAATTTGGTGTGCGTCCTAATGCTATGACTTCTCCTAAAGACTTAGAGAAGGTTAGGAATGGTGGTTTCTTTGATGGGGAGGAGGGAGATCTTTGGACTCTTAAGACCAACAAGCAGGTAGACTTTAGGGTAGCCTTAGAGACTCAGCGAGATCTCAGGGCTGCTTTAGGCTATGCCTTCCTGTTGAATACATCTGTTCAAAGACATGCTGAAAGGGTAACTGCTGAGGAGATCAGGACAGTAATGCAGGAACTACAGGATGCCCTTGGAGGAGCTTATTCAAACCTTGAAGCAGAGGTTCAAAGACCTTTAGCTTATCGTTTAACTAATCGTGCTGCAGCTAAGGGCATACTAGATCCTTTACCAGATAGTGTTGAACTCTTGATTGTTACAGGTTTCGAGGCTATAGATAGAGGGCATGAGATGAACTCTCTAGCTAGTGCGATTGGGGTTGCTACCCAGTTGCTAGGTCCAGAGGCAGTGTCCAAAGTAGTAGACAGTAGGAAAGCGTTGAATCAGATCTTTACTAGTCATGGTGTAGATAAGCTAGATATATTCTATACTGATGAAGAGATTATGGAACGTGAGAACCGAGAGCAGATGGCAGCAATGACTGCTCAGCTTGGTCCTAATGCTGTTAATCAGATGGGTGGTATTGCTAGAGATCAGATGCAACAAGAGCAGCTTGAAGCTCCTCCTGCACCAGAGGCTTAAGATTAGATATAGGAGACTTATAAATGGCTGAAGAGTCAGTTCAATTAACAGGGGACGGACCTCCCGGAGGAGGGTCTATTGCCATTCCTAATCAGGAAACAGACTCTAGACCTGAGGGCATACCAGAGAAGTTTTGGAATAAAGATAAAGGGGAGGTGGATACCCCTACTCTACTCTCAAGTTACTTAGAACTAGAGCAGAAGATTGGGCAGGCTCCAGCAGAGACACCAGCAGAAACTCCTGCTCAGCCTACCCCATCAGAGTCGGTTGCTCCCGATTCTTTTGAGTTATCTAGGTATGAAGAAGAGTTTGTAGAGAACAACAACTCTCTTACAACAGAGACTTATCAAGAGTTAAGCTCAAAGTTTGGACTTGAAAAAGGGGAGGTAGATAACTACATACGTTTTAGACAAGCAGAATCGGAGTCCTTTAATAACGAAATATTTGACATGGCAGGGGGAGAAGACCAATACCGAGCACTTCTAAGTTGGGCTAGTTCAAACCTATCTGAAGCAGACATAGGACAAATCAATGATACACTGACTGGAAGTGATAAAGATCAGGTACGGATAGCAGTAATGAAGTTATCCAACCAGTACAAGGAGTCAGTAGGACTAGATCCTAAACTTCTAGGGGGTAAGACAAGTCAACCTACTGATACTGTAGAAGCTTTTCCCAGTCTACAGGCAGCAGTAGAAGCACGAAGAGATAAGAGGTATGATACTGACCCTGCATATAGAGAAGAATGGGAACGAAAAGTAGGGGCTTCAGCCTTCGTAAACAACACTTAGGAGATTATTCATATGGATTGGGTATATAGTAATTGGGCTAGCATATGTGAGTTTCTTCTTGCTGCTTATGGTTTAGCTTGCTTAGTAGTTAAGCTAACTCCTTCTAAGAAGGATGATAAGATTTTAGAAATGCTTACTCCAGCTCTTAATAAGCTAGAAGCAATCTCCAAGAAAGTAGAGACTTCCAATAACAATGGAACAGGTGATAGCTAAATCATGGTTGGAATAACTAGTTTAATAGGATCAGCTCTAGCTGTAATTCAGGCTATCTTTTCCTATTTAGGGCAGCGAACTTTAGTGCAAAAAGGAAGGCTAGAGAAAGAGAATGCCTCTCTTAAAGAGACTATCAAAAGGTTTCAACTTGCTCGTAAGACTGCTAATTGTAGTGTCCCTGATAACGATAGGGACATCGTTAACAAGCTGTAGCTTAGGGCATTCTTACGATGACCTGTCTTGGTTAGAACCTATCGAGTTCACTCAGGAAACTAAGGACTGGATGATGAGTCATAGTCCTTGGCCAGATCATGTCCGTGAAGACTTCAATAAGATTGCTGTCTTCAATGACACTCTTAGATCTATAAGAAATCATTAATTGATTCCTATGGGGACACCTATAGGAATCTTTTCTGTCCCTATCTAGCTAATAGGCGATTGGGTCCCATGCGTGGGGCAACCTGATGTCAGTCAATATAGCCAAAGATTACTGACAGTTGTGTTGTGTATCTTTTTTTACTCCCAATTAACTTATTAGAAAGGCATCTATTATGGCTTATAGTAGATTGGGTGTTGCAAATAGCACTACTTTCCCGACAACTAGAGCGGGTGAGCAAGGTCTATTTCGCACCATCTACCTAACGGAAGTGGTGAAAGCTTTCCAAGAAAATAACATTATGTCGGGTTTAACCCAATCCCGAAGTATTGCTAATGGAAAGTCTGCTACATTCCCCACATTCTGGAAGACCAATGCTCATTACCACCTTCCCAATGCTACTGATCTTGATGGAACCAATCAGGTCCGTCACGATGAGATTGTAATCACTGTGGATCGTGTATTGATGAGTGATATTAAAGTGTCAGAGATTGACGAACTCCATAACCACTTTGATGTTCGTAGTATGTATGCAGAGCAGATGGGTAATGCTCTTGCTCAGGCGTATGATAAGCAGTTGATGGCACTGGCATATAATGCAACCAGAACTGCTTTTGATCGTTTGAATGACAGTAGTACCAATGTACCTGCATGGGCAGGAAACGCACGACAGACAACTGCAAGAAATCTCGAAGAGCCAGCTAACATTGTCATGTCGATCTATGAAGCATTGGAAAATCTAGAGACTTATGACGTACCTACCGAAGGATTGGTTTGTATCCTTAAACCACAAGAGTATTACCTCTTGATTACTGGTACGGCAGGTGCAGGAACTATTGCTATCAATAAGGATTATGGCGGTTCAGGTAGTATTGCTTCAGGTTCGGTCCCGACTATTGCGGGTATCCCAATCTTGAAGAGCAACAATCTACCGAACGGTTTAAACCTTGCAGCGGCTACAGGTGTTAGTGTCAATGGTACTGCTCTCGTAGAGCACGACACCGATGCCACTACTGACTTTGATGACGGTGTACCGGATGCTGATCCTGCTGGCACAAACTCCAAGTATGCTGTTGATTGTTCTAAATTCAAAGGTCTAATTCTACACCCGACTTGCTTGGGTACTGTCAAGCTACAGGATCTTACTTATGAAGATGAGTATCTGATTCAGAAGCAAGCGACTTTGATGGTCGCCAAGATGGCAGTTGGTCATGGCGTGCTTCGTGAAGAGGCTTGCTATGCTCTGTTGGACGACTGATTTGAATCTATCACCGCTCAGGTGATGCGTTCTCCTTGGCAGAGTGGATCCTTACCGGGGTTCACTCTGTATTTATTATATTGATTTGGAGTTGAAACACTATGCCATCCATAAGTCCAACAGCTCGATACTCTGAGCTAGATGCAGTTAATGCAGTCCTGACTAACATAGGCCAAAGTCCTGTAAACTCCCTTACAGACAGCTCAGTGGATATTGGAATGGCAGTAAGAGTACTAGGAAACTCTAGTAGAGAACTACAATTAAGAGGATGGTCTTTTAATGTAGATGAAGAGTACACTCTAACTGGTGACTCTGACAATAAGATTCCTATAACTGATACTATGCTAGCTGTAGAAGTAGATAGGTTTACATATCCTAAACTTGATGTAGTTATTAGGGGAAGCTTTCTATATAACCGATACGGTAATACATATGTTTTTGGATCTTCAATAGAAGCAGAGGTGACATGGCTATTGCCTTGGGATGAACTGCCTCCTCATGCTCAGAACTATATAACAGTTACTTCAGCTTTGCGTATGGCAGATGATGTTGAGGCTGGTAGCTTAACTCATAGGTTCAATCAGGAAGATCAGATGCACGCATGGAACTCTTTTAAATCCCAAGAGATAGATACCAATGATGCTAACCTAGTCAGATTCAGACGATCTGCTGCCCTACGGTTTAGGCCAAGGACTACAAGTTATGCCAACTAAGAGGCTGGTTGGGGATTCAGTCCCTATGCTTATCAATGGAGTTAGCCAACAGTCTGAAGTACTGCGGCTACCTAGTCAGGTACAAGAGCAGATCAACTGCTTAGCACATCTATCTAGTGGGGTTTCCAAGAGGTTCCCTACCGAGTTTATAAAGGTTCTTCAAGATGAGCATTTTGCTGTTCTTACTGAAGACTGGAGTGATGCAAAGATACACATCATTAATAGGGATGAAGAAGAGAAGTACTTCGTTGTAATGCAAGATGATTCTATAAGGGTATTCGGTATTGATGGAGCTGTTAAGACAGTAACTCCTACTGGCACTTCGTCGGCTTTACTAGGAAGTGGTTCATCTTATATGAACTTGAATGCTGATGATACTTTCAGCTCCCCAAAGGATGCCTTCAGAGCACATACTATTGCTGATACTACTTTCATTGTTAATCGCAATACTACAACAGAAATGGCAGATGATCTAAGCTCGACAGGGCCTTATAAAGCATTAGTGTGGATTAAGGCTGATGGAGGAACAGCAACCTCTACTTTCAGTATTCATATCCAAGAAGAGTATGCTGATGGTGCAGGAGATCATACTTTTTCAGTGAATCACATGGAAGGAGAGGCTATAAACCTTCAAGAAGTAGCAGGAAAACTAGCCGAAAAACTTAACGATGACATAATTTCTGCCAATCTACAAGCTAGATGGCGAATAGGGTGTACTGGTAATATTCTATTCATAGAGAACAATACAAATGACTTTACATTAAAAGCTACTCATTCTTATTCAGACACATTTGTAGCAGTTATAAAGGATTCTGTAGGAGGAGTAGGCGATCTTCCTAGAATGGGTATACCGGGAATGAGAGTGAATGTCGGAGGAGCGGCTGAAGATGATGACTCTTCTGAGGGGTTTTGGGTTAAGTTTGTACCCGATAATGTAGATCAGTTTAGTTTCAATGATGATGGCTTTGAAGAAGTTGTAGTTGCAGATGAGGCCGGTAGTCCTGAAGATGCCTTTACTGATGCGGGAAGTGGCGTAATTACAATAAACGGACACCGATTCATAACTAGGAATACTACAGCAGCTAAAACATCACAAGGGGGATGGGAGACTGTCGAGTTAGTGAAAGGTGATTTCACTATTACCAGCTCCTCCGGGTTATTCTTAGATACTGCAGTCAACCAAGTCTATTTTATTGATGTTTTATCTGAAGATACAATAAAGTTCAATTCAAACTTTGATGAAACTGGAGACATCTCTGCTACATATAGCGTAAGCGGATCTTATTCTACAGAACATACCAAGTTAGTAAGACTAAGACTACTTCCCGGTAAGTGGGTAGAGGATGTGAAGGGTGGAATAAAGTATAAGTTTAAACCTGAGACTATGCCTCATGTTCTCTTAAGGGATTCAAGTGGTGACTTTAGATTCATGCCAGCAGAGGGAACGCTTTATGATGACAAGACAGGTCCCAAGTGGGGTGACAGGGAGGTTGGTGATGAAGATACAGCAGGAGATCCTTCATTCGTAGATAGTACTATTAATGATGTCTTTGAATGGAGAGAGTCCTTAGGGTTTGCCTCTAAGCAGAGCTTGATCCTTTCTCAAAGAGGTGTCTATACCAACTTCTGGCCAACTACAGTCTCTACCTCATTGGATGATTCAAGGATAGATGTTGCTGCTTCTAGTAATAATGTAGCTGACTTCCACTATGTAGCTGTTCTTCAAGATGAACTTATAGGTTTCACTCTTGATGGTCAATATACCTTAAGCTCTAATGGAGTATTGACTTCTCAAAGTGTCAGCCTTTCAGAGACTACTAAGTACTCCTCTAATCCTAAAGCTAAGCCTGTTAATATGGGGTCAGCTTTAGGGTTCACTTCTACAAGAGGAGGGTTCTCCAGTATAGGAGAGTACTTCATTCGTGAAGATCAGATGGCATACATAGCTGAGAGTACTCGACATATCCCTACCTATATAAAAGGTAGTGTGACTCAGATGTCAGTGTCACCTGTAGTTGATTCATTGGTGGTCCTTACAGATGACGATTCTAAAACTCTGTACTTCTACCAGTGGTACTGGCATGGCAATGAGAAGGTGCAAAGTTCTTGGAGTAAGTGGACCTTTGCTGCTGATATAATCTCTGCAGACTTCTTTCAAGATACCCTGTACTTAATACTGCAACCCCAGTCTACAGGACCAGAGCTATACAAGATGGCAATTGCTTCTGGCGTTGTAGATTCCAATGCTTCATACAAGACTTCACTTGATAGGCGTATAGATGATATTCAATGTGGTACTCAGACATATGACAATGTAGCTGATACTACAACAATAGTGCTTCCTACTGATTATGTGGTTAGGGCTGCAAGCAAAGTAGTAGTCAGAGCTTTTGACACTCCCAATACCAATAAACCGGGAAACGTCCTGACTATGACTACAGATCCTCTAGGGACTAGCTCAATAGTTCTACAGGGGGATCAGAGGACTCATACTCATTCAGATGAGGATCCTACTACTCTCCCCTACACACCTACTGTAATAACTTCTGCAACAGCAGATGCTGATATGCTTGCAAGTCCTTCAAGTACTAAGTTTGCTAGAGTTTCTGGCTTTTATATAGGAGAGACTTACGACTCTGAGCTAGAAGTTAGCCGACCTGTGGCTAAAGCTGAAGAGCAGGCAACTAATCTTCGAGCTAGGCTGCAGGTAATGGAATACCTACTTCATCATGAAGACTCTGCTTTCTACAAGGTTAAAGTATATCCTACACCTAAAACAACTACTCCTTATGAGTACTCAGTAGGATCGACCCTAGGAGAGTCCTTAGTAGGATCGGCATTGTTAGAGAATGGGACAGCTAAGATACCTATTAGAGCTAACTCCACTGAGATGAGAATGGTAGTTCACAATGATACCCACATCCCACACCACATTGTCAGTTCCGAATGGAGTGCTAGGTTTAGCCCCCAAATATATAGAGGCTCTTGAGGTTCGTAAGGCAACACATGAAGATATTGATTACTTGTCTACGCATCTGCGTACAGAGGATAAAGAAGAGATTAAAGCTTGTAGTGGGGAAACCCCAAGAAATGGTATAAGGATAGCTATAGATTCTGGTGGTCTGGTAGGTGTGACTAACGGTGTTCCTTGGGTTATATGGGGAAGTATTGGTAATAGTGTATGGTGCTTAGCTACCCCTCTTATACGAAAGTACAGGTCTTCATTTGTTAGAGGGTCACGGTTGTGGTTAGACTCCTTGAAGTTTCCTTACTTGGTCTGCTACACCGATAGCCGTAATAAGGAGCATCATAAATGGTTGAGAGCAACTTCTTTTGAAAAGTGTGGAGATCCTTACTTTTTTACTGATCCGTCAGTAGCATTCCATGAATATAGAAGAGGACAGATAAATGTGTGATCCAGTCAGCCTGACTCTAGCAGGTACTCAAATGTACAGTCAATTAGGTGCAGCATCTGCCACTAATGAAGCTTCTAGAAAGAATGCTGAAGGATTAATAGCACAATCTAAAGCAGCGGCAGGTCAGCAACTGATAGAGCAGATGACTAATCTTCAAAATCTGGCAAAGGAGAGGTTTGGAAGAACACGAAAAGAAGCTGAAATTCTTGGTACTGTTCGTGCTAATTTTGCTGATATTATTGGGACTCCTCAATCTGATGCAGAGCAAATGGTGAAGAATGATGCTCAGGATGCACAAGATGCTATAGCAAAGTCTATGGCTATGACACAATTAGATACTAAGAATGCAATGAGAGAGATTGCTATGGGAACTGCATCTAGGATAGGTCAGTTGCCAACCGTGAGTGTGACAGAGCAAGCTATGCAAGTCGGTGAAACAGCACTGGGTGCGGTATTGATGAGCAAGCAGATAAAAGCACTGGATAAAATGGCTGCTGGTACTGATGTTATTAGTAAGGTTGGTTTAGCTGCCTCCTCCGTTTCCTCTGTAGGAGAGACTATGGCAACTAGAAGTGTAAGTGGGAATCCATCCAGAAACTTAGGAGGACATGACGCAAGGCCGGGGCATGGAGCTACAAAGCAAACTAGGGTAACACAAGGTATTAAATAACAATGGCCACTCCTCAAAAGCGAGAAGACATCCAAAGGATGGGTGGACGCGCAATACCTCTTGGTAAAGGTAGACCTGCTATAGGCCATCTTAGAGAGAACTATACAAAAGCTAAAGAGTTAACCCAAGTAGTACAAGGCTTAAAGAAGGTGCAGCCTTCACTTACAAAAATAATACTTATGACTCAAGAGGAGCAAGCTAGAATAGGCAGTAGGGAAGGAATAGAACAAGCACATGAAGATTTTACTGAGTTTAAAGAAGGTACTGTAAGAAAAGACTTCAAAGAGCAGGGAGCACTTGGTTCTAAATATTTTAATTTAGCTTACGAAGAAACAAGAGCAAACAGAGCTTTTGCAGAAGCTAATGAAAAGATTACCCGAGGATTAGCACAGCTTGGGCAACAAGAAGATGTTACTGAAGCAGATCGAGATAAATTCATAGAGGACGCTTACAAGGAAGCTAGAGAAAAATACAATGTATCTTCTCAAGCTGCTGATATTACTTTTAATAAGTTAGCAGCCGACTCAGTGGCTACCCATCTGAATATATTTGGCACATCCCATAAGAAATTTCGAGATGAATCCTTGAAGCTGCAGACTATAGAAGGAATGCAGGATGTCTTTGAGGTAGCCGACAGAATGAACATAGATCAAAATCTATCCAACGAAGAGGTAGCAGCTTATATCGTTAAAGAGATTGATACAAGGTGGAAGGACTACCCTTGGGGTAATCGAGATCTCAACGATATGACAATATTAGGTTTAAAAGCTTACTCCCAAAGCATTGTTACGCAAGCTAGAGCATTGCGTGATGAAGGAAAACCCTATGGTGAGATGTTGGATAGAGCAAAAGATTTATTAATAACAGCACAGCAGATGAAGAATAAAGACGGAGTAGACAGATGGAACTATCAGCAGGATGCCTCCTTAGAGGAAGGAATAACTACTTTAGAGGAAGTAGAGAATAAGTTTGCTAGACCTGATACGGTTACACAAAGGGAAGGTCAGTTACTTATACTTAATAATCTTGCTGTGCTCTCTAAAAATGCTAATAAGGAATCAGATGTAATCGATCCAGTAACTAAACTCTTAGAAGCTGCTAAGATTCAACCTACGCCCGAACTTATTACATATGCGATGAATTTGGTAGAAGATAACTGGCAGGGCAAGGAGGCTTATACTGAGCGTGAAATAAAATCGCAGAGAAGGCTAGCTCTAACAGATATTAGAAGAGCTACATCTGTAGAGGAGGTACAAGATTTATCAGAAACTTATTCGCATCTAAATCTGGAGGATCAGGTCCAAAAGGCTATAGCGGCTAATCTTGTGAAGACTCAGGATGTTTTTAAAAGTAGGTCTACATCCTTACAGGTATGGCAAGGTGCTGTAGCATTTATTAAATGGGCTGATGAAAGAAAGGAGGCGTTAACTGCTGATCAACAACATGCCTACACCTTCTCTTCAAATCTACTGCAAAGCAAGAGTGGAGCATCTATAACAGGTGTTCCAGATTATAAAATAGCCGAAGCTGAATTTGGTGTGGCAATAGATCAAGCCGCTACTAAGAGAAGGACTGATGCATATCTAGCCTACCACTATGATAAGACAGAAGCATGGGGAAAAATAGATGCTAATGAAGTTAGGTTTGATGATACGTTGACTGGGCTAGCACTTGACGCTGCTCTATCGGAAGCACACACTAAATTCATTACAGAGTTTAATGATGAAGAACTATCTAAGTCTATGTTTAACTTTATGGATCCAGTAGGGGATACCGACGATATCCCAGTTAAGGTTACGAGTGATACTCCTGTTACAGATAACACTAAGACACCTGAGGTTATCTTAGACAGAACAACAGAGATAGCAAAGGACCCTTTATTTATAAAATTCGATAATAAGGATGGAAGCTTAAAAGAGAAAGATAAGGATTCTGACGCTATTCCTTTAAGCATGAATCAGGAGGAGCTAGAGGTATACCTAGACAACTTACAAGATAGACTAAAGAGATTCCAAGAGAATGAAAGCGAACCTACTATAACTCTCAGAGCAAACCTTTATGCTGCAGAGCAAGCGGCTGGTCTTTTTAGAGATTATGGGACTAGAGGTGGCTATAGGATGTTAACCCAAGCATTAACACAGTCACTGAGAAGGCAAGCAGGGTTAAGAGGAGAGCAAGCAGCACAAAATTTAGCCTTTACCAACTATGCACATGCCCTACTGAATAATCCTAGAGCACACAGAGTTGTTCACAGAGTTGACCAAATAGATTTCAATGCTTTTGAATCAAGAGAAGACTTAAAGAATATACGCTTTTTCAATACGGAAGTAGATATAAACACACAATATGAAGATTGGAAAGCTAATAGTCAGAAATGGGCAGATACTAATGGGGGCGATGGCATCCCTCTTGGAGGGAATCCAAAGTTTAATATATTTTCTGCTTATCACCAAGAGTTAGGGCAGGACAGCTATGAAGAAACGTCTAAATATGTAGAGCAGTTTATGCAAGATCAAAAAGCTTTGATTGCTGCAGGTCCTCCCATTGAGTCTATAGTTCTATCACCATCTGCTCGCAAAATGGTCAAGCAAGGGCGGACTATTGCCCTAAAACAGGGAAGAAATCAGAGAGGAAGGGGAGCAAGGCCGGTAGACGTAGAAATAGGCAGCGAGGGGCATGGCTTGGTTTGGCAGGGTTCTACTCCGATTGGACAGGAGTTTCTGTTGGATACATTTTTAGGTGTTGATCCAAGAGTTATTCCAACAGCAGCTCCAGAATCTCGTGATCATCCTCTAGTTGATGGTTATACTAGAGGTACAAATAGAATCGTTTGGCTGCCAGAAAAGATAATTTGGAGTAGTTTATTTGGAGGAATAGTAAATGCCTTCGTAGGGCTTTGGCACACGCCTTCGATAGCGCCGCAATGGAACAGAAGTGAGGCCAAGAAGGTCGATGTGCCAAGGGTTCTTAATTTTATGCCAACCCCTATTGAATGGTTAGCTTCAAAAAAACTTACTTTAAAAGAGGAACAGTGGATAGAGAATCAGTTGATTCATAGAACTGATGCCTTCTTAGATTTGTTGGATACCGATCCATCCCATGCAGTAAATCAGCTTGAGGTGCTAGCCGAAGCTTTGCAAAATGTCCAACCTACACAAGCAACGTACGATTTCGAGCGGCCCTCAAGTGAGGGAGGGATATACGAAAGACTGCCCAGAGACATTAAAGGAAGACCTAGCGAAAATACTATTGTTATGCTGAAGGAATTGGCATCTGGCTATTGGGATAATACTGCCGAAGAAAATGAGAAACTTATTAGCACGATTAGAACTCACTTAGCCTCGTCTAAGAAGATACTTAGTAAGTACGATACTTGGCGTTCTGTCTCAGATCGGATGATTACACACCCAACACCAGAGCAAAAGATAGAAATTGCAGAAGCTGAAGCGAGAAGGGAAGCGAGGAGAGACGACAAGTATAGTGACCCCTATTGGTGGCGTAATAAAGATGAGTAAAGGAACTGATACATGCCTTTGAATCCAGATGCACCAAGTTCACTAGAACGTGCAACAATTCCCAGTCCTTTGCAAGAGACTGGGAGGGACTCTTATTCTAACCCCTATCAAGGACTGCCAGATCCAGATCAATATGCAAACCGACCCGAAGAAGGGTTTGATACAGGTATAGAAGAAAAAAGGCATTGGTTTTCTGACATGTTTGTAGGGGCTGGTCACGGTATTCTTGGTGCTTTTGAAGCTTTTACGGATTTAGGAGCTGATGCAGGTAACGCATTAATAACGATGTCTGAGAGGGCAGGCTTGAATGAAGTTGGAGGATTTTCGTTCAAGGCCCCTGAATTAAATGAGAACTTAGCTCCTCATACAAGAGTTGGAGGGCTAGTAAGCGGAGTAGCTCAATATGCTACAGCAGCCTTAGTAGTTCATGGAGTGCTAAGAGGTGCAGGAAGAGGCGTTCTTGCTAAGATGCCTATGGCTACTAGAAAGATGTATGCAACAGCTTTCTCAGGTTCTACTAGAGGAGCTAAGTTCAGACGATGGATGGCTGAAGATGCTGTCGTAGGTTTTGTAGCTTTTCAAGAGCACGAAGCAAGACTAGCCAACTTAATGCTTCAGTTCCCTTGGTTGGAGAATCCAATAACTAGATTTCTAGCAGCAGATGAGAACGACAGTTGGCTAGAAGGACGCTTAAAGAATGTAATTGAAGGTTTGGGAGTAGCAGGAGCATTCACTGGGCTGTTGATGATACCGAGATTACGAAGCCATAGAAAAATGGCTGATGCTATTAATAAGAATGACCCAGAAGGTTTTGTAAAAGCTGCCGAGGAAGCACAAGGTCCTGAGTTTCAAGCTATGCTTGACAAAGCAGAAGAGGGAAGTGAGCTTCTAGTACTTCATAATGAAGATGTTCTGAAGAAGTTTTTTACTCTAGTTCCGGGTATGGATGCTGCGAAGATGCAAGCCGTCATGGTAGCATTTAGAACAGCAGCAAAGCAAAAAAACTTTTCCTCTCTGAATGAATGGCTATTAAAAGACTGGAGGGGTTTAACTATTAATACCCCCTTACCTAGGGGAGCTTTTAGAGAATCATTTGATGCTGCAGACTTTTCAAATCTGGAAAGTATAGGTAAGGGAGTAGATGGTCCTTTAGGAGATGGTACTCCTTATGCTCTTTTTGAAGGAGATCGCTTTGCTGGTATACAAAGAGATTTTGACAATTCAAATGTAGCTTACGTTAAGCATGATGCTATGCTAGAAGGGCAGGCTACTGATGTATTTATTGTTCCGGGAATGACACCTGACAAAGCTAAAATGATAGCTAGAAAATATAATAAAGATACTGTCACTACATCTGAAGGAATACATCATCTGGCTAGTGGAAAAGTAGCTGAGTTCAGAGGCATTAAAGTATTAGAAGAAGGTGCTGAAGATCCCCTTAAGGGATTTAACAGGTTAGTGGATGGGGAAGGTAATACATTAAGGTATAACCTTGACTACAGTAAGGCTCCAGTAGACGAATCTATAGCTACTATAGTAGGACCTAGATCTTTCTTAGCCAAAGAAGCTAAAGGTTCAGACATCTCTCTCCAAGAGGTCTTTAAGTTTATAAAAAAATATACCGGAAATCTGGATGACACGAAAGAATTACTAGCAGGCCCTCCTGAGCATATTCTCGGCGTAGGTCGATTTATAGAAGAGCAAAGAGCTATCTTGGCCAAGGGCGAGGTAGAGCCTAGAAGTGTGCTTAAAGCGGCAATAGAAACTAAGTCAACTATACAAGCTAGTGCCAGAACTTGGTCAGATGTGGTGGATGGAGTAGAGCAGTCTAACACACTACTATACAAGCTTAAGGAGCGGATGGATAAAGGTGAGTATACTCATCCAGTATCTGCTAGGATTTATTATAAAAAGGGCAAAGCAGATTTTAGATTTGCAGATCAGAAGGGAGCAGCACTGAAGTGGTTAAAAGAAAGAGGGGAAGCTGCTGGAGATCCAGATTGGAAGGCTAAATATGACAGTTGGTGGGAGAAGAGGCACAGCAAACTGGTAAGTAAAAAGCTAGATCTAGATATTATGAGGGAACAGCTTTGGCCGAAGTCGAATACTAGGAGAAAGCCAGAGCTTTTCTTAGATTGGATTCAAAGATCTGAGACTACTCTTAAAAAAGGGGGTAGAACCTTTACTGCACCGGGAGGTAAGGAGCTGTTTGAAAAAAATCTATTTACTCAAACTCTTGAAGGGGGAGGTCAGAGTCTTCAAAAGATAAGACCAGAGGAACTAACAGGGTTATGGCTACTGAGTCCTAATGGGAAAGCTGCTTTAGATGGCTTTAATGAAGGAAAGTTTTTAGGAGAGCTATGGGAAGAGCTTCTCCAAATCAGAGGGGCATATGGTTCTAATCAGCTAAGGGTAGGAAAATTCTTTCCTGATAGAGGTCAAACTTTAGAAGAATTAGTAACGGAAGCTGCTAAAGCAGGTACAAGCAAAGCTGCTTTAAAAAAGTACACTGGAAGGATGCATGATATTGGCAACATAACTGACAAAATCAATGGCCATGTTAAAGCAAGAGCAGGGACTTGGGATACCAATGAGATAGCCGAAATAGTAAAAAGTATAAAAGGGATTGGTGAAGCAAAGCAGGGATTCTTAAAAGCATTCATTGGCATTGGTGATACGTTCACAATGGATTCGGTAATGATTGACTATTTAATCACTGGAAACCTTAACGCAAAATCAAAAGGCATTGAAAGCTTGAAGGCAAGATCCCTAGAAATTCGAGACAGAATAAATAAGATGGCAGGTTCTGAAAGAGATCAGGTCATAAAGAAACTTAGAGAAAAAAATGAAGTTTTATTGAAAGAGGTACAGGCTGCATTAAAGGAAAAGGGATCGGATATAGATTTAAATGCTCATATGCTACACCATTGGTTATGGGACAAGATACAAGGATTTGAATCATTAGCCCATGCTTCTGAGAAAGCTATGACATTCGCAAAACAAAGGAAAAGGGGAGACATTACAGCGGCAGTATCTTTTGGATCTCCAGTAGATTCCTTTGTCAATGATGCTGATATTGTTATGCATCTCTTTACTAAGCCCTTTCCAGATAAGTATGGTCGTGTATATGGTCCTACTGACTTCACTGCAATTATCCATGAGTTTGGTCATATATATAGAAGAGGCTTAGATATAGATAGCCTGAATAAAGTTGAACTTGAATTGGGGGTGGTAAATAAGAATTGGACAAGGAAGCAGGAAGAGAAATTTGCAGATATGTTTGAAGCTTGGCTGTTAAAAGAAGGTCCTGCTCTTCCCGGATTAGAAACAGAATTTAAGAACATGAAGAATTGGATGGAAGAGCTTTACAAGAATGTAGGAAAGAGTCCTCTCAAATACAACGTCACTTCTGAGGTCAAAGCTGCTTTTGGTCGTATCTTTGAGACTGATGGGAGCTTTCCCCATCTAACTGAATTGGATATTGAGAACTTTGGTAAGCAGTTTGATGATGCAGTAGCTGGAGGAATGGACCCAGACTTAGCTATTGAACAAGTAGGTTTCAACTTAAATAAGTTTGATATTGATACTGATACTAAGAGCGTGATGGATGGTATATCTAAGATACTTTCTCCAGAAAGGCTTAAACACTTTGATGCCGGTATAGATACTGTAGTTAATCAGCTTGGAAAGACGGTTAGATCTCCTACTAAAGGCAATATAGTTAAGAACACAAGGACTCTTGAATTAGCAGAGAATTTAGGAATCAACGAAGAAGCTTTGATAAAGCAGTTGTCTAAAGATGCAGAGGTAGCAGGAAACATGACTTCTCATTTAGTAGCAGGAAAGATGCTACTTGCTACCTATTCTGAAAGTGTGCTAGCTCTTGCTAAAAAAGTTAAAGCAGGAGCAGATGATGAGATCATAGGTCAGTTCCATATGATGACTGATAAATTGGCTGAAGTATTCTCAACTGTATTAAGGGTTCAAAGAGGGGCTGCAAGAGCTACTCAATCAGGTAATATCCGTATTAAAGGCTTTGATCCTGATACTCTACAACAGATAAAAGATTCTAGGGGTGGTCGAGATGGTGCTCTTAAGCTTGCAGATGACATCATCAAAGTTGATGCTGCACCAAGTAAAATGCAGAAGATGCAAAATAATAGGCTGGCTTGGGATCTTGTCCATGAATTTAGAATCAATGGTCTATTATCCTCATTTAAATCCCTTACTGTTGACCTCCTCTCTACAACTTTACATACAACTTTGCTACCTGCTGAACGTGTTATTGGAGGTCTTGTATCTGGGGATTTTAAGACCATGAAACAAGGTGCAAAGATGTACCATGCAATGGCAGGGGAGTTAAAGGATTCTATAGCTATTGCTTGGAAGGCTTTAAAAACAGAAACTCCTATTGTAGATCCTATGGTTAGGTCTACCGAATTAGTACGACATGCGTGGACTGCCAAAAGAATTGGTCAAAAGATTCCGGGATTTGAAGATACAGCAACAGGTAGCTTTATAGATTTTGTAGGGAAAACCTTTATAAGGTGGCCTAGTCGTCTTCGTATTGGAAGTGATGAGCTATTTAAGCAGTTGTCTTATAGAGCACATCTAAGGCTAAAACTTATGGATGATGCTTTCCAAAAGTTTGATATTAGACAGACAGATGAAATAGCCTCTTATGTCACAGAGAACTTTGAAGCTGCTTTTGATAGCATGGGTAAAGGAGTTGTTCCTGACTCATTGCAATATGCTAGAGAGATTACATTTACTGAACCCCTAAAAGATGGATGGGGGGCTACGATCATGGGAATGAAGGAGAAGCATCCTGCTATGGGCTTGCTTACTCCTTTTGTAAGAACTCCTACATGGCTCTTTAGGGGTTTCATAGGACGATCCTTAGGTCCTGCCACTCTGGTCCCCGGACTGGGCAAGATGGTGGCTGCATTGAACCCATCTTTGAAAGCTTTTAGAGCTGACTTCCTAGCTGGAGGCTTACGAAGGTCTAAGTCAGTAGGTAAAATGGCCACTGCTGCTACTCTCTATGGTGCTGCAGTAGTACTGGCTAATGAAGGGTTCCCACTTCCGGGAGGTAAGAGAGTTCGTATCATTGGAAACGGACCTCCAGACCCTGCTAAAAGAAAGCTATGGGAGCAAGCGGGTTACCTAGCTAACTCCTTTGAAATCACTGACAAAGAAGGCAATAAGAAGTACTACCAATTTGATCGTCTTGATCCCTTCGCCATGTTCTTAGGAACGGCGGCAGACTATGTTCAGTTAGGTGCTTACCTTACAGAAGAGCAATTAAAAGACGTATCTGGCTTTATGATTATGACCATGGCTAATAGGTTAGATGGTTTGTACTTCAAGGGTGCTATTGATGCAATGGCGGCATGGAGTCAAGGTGGAGGAAAAGCGGTCTACTTTGGAAAGAGTATGGTAAAGAGCTTTGTTCCTCGCATATTCTCTCAGAATCCTCTTGCTGTGGTTCCGGGATTAGGGGCTTTGAACGATCCTTACAGACGAGAATCTGAAAGCATTATGGGAGCTTGGCAAGAGCTGTTTCCCTTCCTATGGAATAAGTTTGGAGTACAAAGAGACTCTATATTAGCTAAGCCAATTGAGCAAAGAAAAGCATGGGGCAGTGGCGTAGGACTTGGTGCATTCTCTCCCTTTTCTTATTCTGAATCTCCTGCTGAAGATAATCCTATAAGAAAGCTAGTAGACGATCTGAAAGGAAGTGTAGGTCCAATGTCCCCTATTAGGCATGGGGTGGATACAAGAAATATAGCTCTTGATGAAAAAGATGAAGATGGATTCCAAATCAACAATGCGTATCAAAAGCTTCAAGCAATACTAAGTAAGCTTCCTATTGAGAAAGCTCTTATAGAATTAACATATAGTAAAGACTGGGACTTAGCTCCAGAAGAAGCTAGGAATAGAGTTACTAAAAGGTTACTAAGAACCTTTAGGAACACTGCATTTAAGAAGTTATTGGCTGAAGATGAAACTGTTAGAGAGTTCTATGACGCTTACCATAGGGAGCAAGCACAAAGACGCTTGCCTGTACTGCAGAGTGACTAAGAAGCTTGATACCCCTTAGAAAAAGAGTGAGATAAATCATGCCAGATTACTACGCTACTATCCTTTATAATGGAAACGCAAGTACAACTGCCTTTGACTTTCCTAATATTCCGTTCATCTCTTCTGCTGATGTAGAGGTATTTGTCAGTGGCACTCTGCAGACTATAACTACTGACTATAAGATTCAAGCAGGAGGCTCAGCAGTAAATGGATACCAAGTAGTATTCAACTCAGCCCCTGCATCAGGAACAGACAATATCAAGATACGGAGGAAGACTTCAAGGTCCTCTCTAGAAGTTGACTTTGCGGATGGTAGTACCCTAACTGAAGCTGATCTAGATACGGCTACCAGACAAGGGATCTTCTTAGCAGAGGAAGCTTTAGATGCATCTACAGATGCGATAACTACAGCTCAAGCTTTAGCATCTGCAGCAGCTACTGAACTTCCTGAAGTATCTGATCAAGCAGAATGGATCATGCAAGTAACCGCAGCAGGCAATGCGTGGGAAGCTACATCTCCTGCTAATGCTAGAAATGGGTTGGGCTTAGGGACAGCAGCCGTATTGGCTACTGGTACTGGTGCTGGACAGCTACCGACAAACGGAGACTTAGGAACTGCATCTCTAAAAGCTCATGGTACTGCGGCTGGTGCAGTTCCTTTGAACTCTGATTTAGGCAACGCTTCATTGTTAACTGCAGGTACTTCTGAAAACAACTTAGTTCAAGCAGATGCTACTGGCTTACCTGCTATAGATGCTTCCCAAGTTACCAACGTCTTAAAGTCTATTCCATATTCGCGTGCTTACTATGCAATAGGAGTAGCAGAAGAGCATACCTATCCAATTGTAAGTGATACTCATTATGATCGTCCCTTTACAGCTATTGAACATGGTGCAGTTTCAACTGGAATAACTTTCGCTGCTTCAGAAGCTCCTTCTGATGGTACTATCACAGCAGGAGCAACATTTACATTTACAATAGGTGCAGGAACTTGGAGAACTAATTGGTGGTGTATCTTCAGAAGTCCCAATAATGTTAAGACTAGATTCTACGATAAAACCGGGACAGCCGTAAAAGTATATGGTGCTACTACCAGCTCAAATGACAGTACGCATAGTGCTACCAATGTAGGATCAGGAAGATTTATACTAACAGAAACATCCGTCTGTGCATTGCAGTTCATTTCAGATGGGGGCAACTCTACAGTCGGTAATCTAGGTGAGACAACAGATCATGGGGATAGCCTTAATAACTGGTATGCACAGATAGAGTTCTCGAAAGAGAGTGCTGATACCTCATAAGAAGGATATATACATATGTCACTTGAAGATCCTAATGTACTGCTAGAATTAAAGAAGAAGTTCTTAGATAAGGTAATGGAGAAGGTAAATCAGCTAGAACCTTTGTCTGCTTCAGACATTAATGCAATCTATGTCTTGCTTAAAGATGCCAATCTGGGATTCACACCAGAAGATCTTCACCCTTTAGAGAAGGCTCTAGACTTTAAGAGCTTACCATTCCCCTTGCCAGAGGAATAATCTACATGGCACAAGAAGAAGGCTTTAAAGATTTTAGAAACTTCTTGTATCGAATCTGGGAGTTCTTAGATCTCCCTGAGCCTACCACCAATCAGTATGAACTTGCTCACTTACTGCAACACGGTCCTGATAGACTGATGTTTGGAGGATTCAGAGGGGTTGGTAAGTCCTTTATTACAAGTGCTTTCTGTTTATGGTCTTGGTATTGGAACTATGACACTAAGATTATGGTGGTATCTGCGAGTGGGCAACGTGCTGCCAACTTCTCAACCTTCTGCTTGGACTTAATTAATCAGGTTGAGTTCTTACAGCACTTAAGACCTAAGACCCATCAGCGTCAATCGACTGTCAAGTTTGATATTGGTCCCTGTAAGTCTGATCAATCTCCGTCAATGAAGTCAGCATCCATATCTGGCAACATTACTGGTGATAGATCTGATTTGATTATCCCTGACGATGTTGAGAACCCAAAGAACTCAGCTACGGAAGGTATGAGAGAGAAGATAAGGGAATCGGTAAAGGAGTTTGAAGCAGTAATTAAACCGGGAGGGAGAATTGCTTACCTAGGCACACCACAAACTATCCAATCTTTATATAACGAATTGGTGAACCGAGGGTACAAGCAAATCCTACTCCCGGCTCGCTATCCAAATGAGGAGTATGAAGAGTTCCTAGGGGACAAATTGATGCCCCACATCAAAGAGGCAGTCAAAGATACCCCTAGTTTAAGAGGAACTCCTACTGAACCCACTAGGTTTCCAGACTTTGAGCTGAACTCTAGGGAGATCTCCTATGGTAGGTCTGGTTTTGCTCTCCAATTCATGCTTGATACTCGTCTATCTGACATGGTTCGCTATCCATTGAAGATAGATGACCTGATTGTCATGAATCTTAACGATGAAGTGGCCCCTCAGAAGGTAGTTTGGGCCAAATCTCCTGACTTAGCATGGGATATAGAGTGCTATGGGTTCGATGGGGACAGGTATTACCAGCCTATGCAGGTATCTAAGGAGGAATGGTTGCCATATACAGGTTCAATACTTGTAATTGACCCCTCAGGACGAGGTAAGGATGAGACTACATGGATAATAATCAAGTTTCTTAACGGTTATTTGTACCTATTGAAGTCTGGAGGTGATCAAAACGGCTATGACGAGGAGGTGCTTAAGCAAATAGTTAAGGATGCTAAGACATATAAGGTACAGAAGACCCTATATGAGAGTAACTATGGTGATGGTATGTTCGGATCTATTCTTAAACCCTACTTTGATAAGGAATACCCCTGTGTAGTAGAAGAAATAAGAGTCAGTGGGCAGAAAGAAGCACGAATCATAGATACATTAGAGCCTGTCCTGACCCAACATCGTTTGGTAGTTGATACTGCTGTGATTGAAGAAGATACAACTGTACCTAGTCACAGAGAAGGGGATTTCACCTCTGCTTTCTCCTTAATGTACCAACTAAGCCACATAACAAGGGATAGAGGGTGCTTAGTGCACGACGATAGGCTAGATGCCTTATCTACAGCAGTTAATTACTTCAATGAGCAGCTAAGAAGGGACGCTGACAAAGCTATAAGCAGTAGGAGAGAGGCTTTGCTAGATGCAGAGCTGAATAAGTTCGTCGTAGCTGCTGGAGGAGCAAGTACAGATCAAGCTCCCAGATGGGGAAAGTCACGAAGGCAAACTAGGATGGCCCAAGCAAGATAATGAAAGGAACTTAAGGATGCCAGTTGTTGATGGAAAGCGTTATGCGTACACAGCTAAAGGGAAAGCTAAAGCTAAGGCTGCAGCTAGGAAGAAGAAAAAGAAAACCACCAACAGAAAGGGTTAAAGACATGGGAACTTCTTTTAGAAAAGTAGCAGGTCAAAGAATTGAAGAGATAGGCAGTACTTTAAAAAAGATACAAGGATTGGAAGATAAAAAGAACCAATTTTTTAGGAAGGCGTTTACAACTGCGGGTACGGTGGCAGTTAGGGGAATGGGCCGCCTTATGAACCGTACAGGAAAGAAATAAGTAGTTCTGATTCAACACGAAAGGAAAGATGGTTATGCCTATTTTTAATTTACTGAATGCTGCCGATATTACATCAGGATCAACTACTGGAACGGTAGCTACTGGTTGTGGAAGACTTGCAAAGAACAACGAAGGTTTAATCCAATCTGAAGTAGGAGTTGGCACTGCTACTATCAAGATTGAAGGGCGTATGTCTGATAACTCTTCATGGACTGAGATAGACTCTACTGCATATGCAAATACTAATGGTTCTATCAGAGTCGCTCTATTCCCTCAAATGCAAGCTACACTTACACATTCATCAGGTACTTGTAGTGGTCTAGTCAATCTATATACAATCTAACTAAGAGGGAGGTAAGTGCTCATGGCTACTGAAGGCTACACTTCTCCCTCAAGGGTGGAGAATGACGACTCCATTGGGACTAGCTTATGGGAGGATCCTGATACCGACAGTACTTCTGCTGCGTCCCTGACTGCCCTCTTGATTACATCGGATAATGATGATGCAGTTACTGTGTCTGGTATAGACTCATCAAATCCTTCTGCTTATCTTTACAGCTCTCAGTATCACTTTGGGATTCCTGCAGGGGCCACTATTACAGGTGTAGAACTGCAGTACGAGTGTGACGGAGCTATGGCATCTAAGGATAACTCTATCAAGTTAGTTCTTGGTGGAGGTTCCTATGAGGGTAGTGATGAGAATGCTGAAGCCGGTACATGGGGGGTTTTTTCTGATAGTACTCAGACTAGAGGTTCTTCAAGTGACCTTTGGGGTTTCAGTGCCACTACCCAGTTGACCCCTGCAGCAGTCAACAGCTCTAAGTTTGGCAGTGTGATCTCAGCGGGACGCGCTGGAGGAAGTACTCCTTCTCCCAGAGTAGACCACATACAGATGAAGATTCACTACACTGCATCTACTGATTTTGTTAAGTCAACCAGCATGACCTATTGGATAGGTAGAGGGGCCATTAAGAATACCTCTCTTAAGATTGGTGTGCATCTTGGGGGTTCTTTATAGAAGAGAGAGGGGGATCGAGTATGTCGAATAAGCTCCCTTCTAGGGTGGTGGTAGGTAATCGTAGTTTTTTAATAGAGAAAATTTCTGGTGAAAATATGGGAGATGACTTGGGTCAGCTTCTGTTCACTGCTGGCAGAATTAAGGTAGATAGTCAGCAGGTTACTGACTGTCTATCTGATACTATTCTACATGAGATTATTCATGCAATTGACTTCACCTATGGGGCCTCAGGGACTCACCTAACAGAGGAGCAAGTAGTCAGGCTAACTGGGGGACTCCTTACTGTCCTTACTGAACCTAGGAACCTTAAAGTGTTTAATTTCTTATTTGATAATAATATTAAAAAGAGCAGGAGCTAATATGTGAGATGCCTATTCCCCATGATCCCTCTGATGTACACGCTAGAACTGCTGCTGTTGAAACAGAAGTGCAATCCCTTAAAGGTCATGTAAATAGCCTAGATAACCGATTAGGACAAGTAGAAAAAGCTTTGACTACAGGGTTCGATGAGGTCAAAACCTTGGTCCTTCAAGGTAAGTCAGTATCTTGGCCCTTGGTTATGGCTACTGTAGGTTTGGTCTTATCGGTAGGCTTGTTTATTAGGTCTGAGTTTAAGGAGCATGTTGACCAAGGTCACTTAGCTACCCAAAAGCAGATCTCCACAATTGAAAGGGATATAGAGTGGCTATTAGGAAAGCAATAGGGCGACTAGAAGGCCCTGAGACAGACCGAAAGCTACGGAGGTATGGAGCGACAGTCTTTACTAAGGTGGACATAGGGATGGCTGGAAGGGCTATAAGGGTCCTTGAGCATGCTTCTGATATTCATGTTATTAAGTATGAAGAAGATAAAGAGGAACCGGGGGTACAGAGGATAACCTTGAGGTCCTTGAGCTTCCCTAGGTACTGGGAAGACTCAGAGGTAGACCTATATGGGGATATACTCAAAGGTGTCTTCGTGATTTACCATCCTGCTGGCTTAGAGGATGATGAGGGGTTCAGCTCAGTGTCAGAAGAAGAGGAGGAGGAGGGGGAGGACTAAAAGGGGAGCTTTAGGGGTAGAACATATTTCTCAGGTGTTCATATCGACACTAGGCCGGATCACCCCCTTGGGGTGGTCAATCCTTCTTCTGTCACCGACCGACTGGCCTCGCCTGAAAAACTTCTCGCACGGCTGTGGCTGCATGGGGATTGCCTTTGGATTGATCCGGATCGGGCCACGGAACTGGCCATGATTGGGATTGTGGCAACGCTGTATTGCCGGTGGGGCTGGCTGTGGGCTGGCTGTGGGCTGGCCAGCGGTGGGACTGTGGCGACACCTTTTATAGTAGTGTGTGTTTTTACCGTGGTGTATCAGTTGTTTTTGCGGGGTTTTTTAGTGTTTTTGATTGTTTGTGACTGTTTTTACCGTGTTTTATGCTGTTTTTTGTGCTGTTTTTAGCCTTAAAACATCGCATAATTGAAATTTCAAGTCAGTTTTGGAATTTTATTTTACGAATTTAAGTTTTTTTGCCTGTTGCAAAGTGTTGATAAAGCTAGAGTTATGACAAGTTGTTAAAAGTTTTTAAAATTAGTGATGATGGATTGCCATTATGCCGAGTATAATACCAGCATGACAACGACCGACACCAACAAAGGAGACAACAATACGAACCAGAGACCATGACCCAGTAGCCCGATAGCAAGGGTGAACAGCTAGTAACAGCCCAAGTATGGCTAGCATTAATGAAAGTGAACCTGCAGCGAGCAAAGCGGGAAAGTGCAAGGATGGATAGTTAGATCACCTGCTGGCGTAGAAATCGCCGCCTGCCACGCTCCTAACAGTAACCTCCACCATGCGTACCCAATAACGCTCAAAGTGGCTGGTAGCAGG